GACTTGGCGAGCGCCTTGGCGAGCTCCCACACGCGGTCCGCCGGCGGATACCCGACCAGGAGATTGCCCTCCGTCCACCACCGCGACCCGGACTTCTCCAGGCGGGCGACCCGCGGGTAGCCGAGGACCGAGGCGGTGTCCTGGCGGTGATTGTCGTTGAAGTAGCCGAACGCCACGAACTCGCTGAAGTCGAGGCCCCGGGCGACCACCACCTCGTCCTGGCGGTCGATCCCCTCGGTCGAACAGTGGCCCCCGATCGGCCGGACCACCTCGACATCGACGCCGGCCGCGGCGGCCTTCTTTATCAGCGTCGCGTCGACGGGAGACCAGACGAGGAAGTCGTCGTTCTCCAGGAGCCGCTCGACGTGACTGCGTTCATGCATCTCGAGTCACCACTCACCGAATATACACGAATTTCAGATCGCAACTCGAGACATGTGCAGGGGGCCCTCCCTGGAGGGCTCGAAGTACGCCCTGTAGTCCGGGAAATCACGCGAACCGTCGCGACCGTCGCTGCAGACCTTCCACGGCAGTCTATACGGGTAGTCGCAGAAGAACCTGGCGCGCTTGAACGCGTGCTCGATGTCGTCACCGTTGACCAGTTCTCCAACAGCGAACCTGAGGTCAGCTCTAGTCAACCTATCTAGTTTCACCCACTCATCACCGAGGTCAACAGACCTCCTGAACAGGTACTTGTGAAAGACATTGTGGTACCTGTCAAACGTCTTACCGAACGACACTGCGTTGTCCCACGCGACGGGGCGGTACGCGGGGTGGTCGTCGACGACGCGCATGAGGACCCCGACGTTGTTCGCGTGCCTGTCCCGGACGCCGCCGATGACGTCGAGGACGAGGAGGCGCTTCCAGAACACCTTCGGGACCCGCACGCACGCCTCGACGAGGCGGTCGCCCCAGTCCTCAGCGTCCGTGTCCGCGAGCGACGGCTGCAGGTCGTCCAGGTGGAGCGCCGGGATGAACAGCTGGGCGGACGCCTGGCGTCCAGGCACCGCCTTGCTGGTCAGCGCCGTCTCCGGAACCAGCCCGTAGCCGAGCATCTGGTCGAGCTCATAGTACGCGACCTCGCGCAGCGGGTGCAGCGCGGCCGGGACCCCGCGCTGCTTGTGGTGCCCGCTGGGCAGCCTGCTCTTCACCACCTTCACGATCGCGCGGACCCCGCCCTCGTACGTCGCGAGCAGCGCCCCGCTCTTGCCGCCGGGAGCCGGGCCCAGCTCACGCGGCTTCTCCCGCGTGACGAGGGAGGAGAACTCGCTCACCGCAGGATGACGAGGGCGATCAGCTCGGCCGCGGCGGAGCCGCTGGTCTTCGCCACCACGATCTTGAAGGTGGCGCCCGCGGCGACCAGGTTCTTGGCTCGGTCGATGGACCCCATGCGAGTCGGCGCCTTGTCCGTGGTGCCGGACATCGCGTCGGTGATGGCCGCCCCAGCGCCGTCCTGAAGCTGGTAGGTCGTGCCGACGCCGGCGCCGATCTTGTGGACGATGGCGTCCACGAGCTCGAACGACTTCTGCGCCGTGTAGGTGTACGTGGCAGCAGCGTCGGGGATGGCGAACGGGAGGGCCTGCAGCGGGGCCGGCGAGGCGACGCCCGACGTGTTCGGCGTGTCGACGATCGGGGCGGACGCCGACGCGATCAGGCCGCCGTCCTCGATCGACCGGGTGTGCTTCGTCAAGATCCCGCTCGCGATGAGCTGGTCGAGGGTCGGCGTAACCCGGGTGAGCTCGCTCGCCGACACGTAGGTGTCGAACGTCCCGGAGAGGGTCAGCGGCCGGCCGATCACAGGGTCAAGCGGGACGTTGCGGGACACGGTTCCTGAGATGCGGGCCATTTATCGCTCCTCGCAGACGTGGTGGAGAGAAGCGTTGTCGGCGAGCTCGACCTCGATCGACAGCGACTTCTTGGCTCCAACGTACACCATGTGGCCCCCGGCGTCGAAACCCATACCCGCAGCCAGTGCGAACAGTTCACATTGGCAGTGCGGATGAGCCGCACCGACCACGGCCTTCCACTCGGTGCGCGACGGCCGACCCGCGCGGCGACCGACGTTGCTGCCGTTCCCGAGCAGGGCGCTCAGCTTGAACACGCGCGGCGTCACGCCGTCCGGCCTCAGGTACAAGGTCCGGCAGAACGCGCACGCGTCGTGGTGCGGGCGCTTGAACACCCGAGGGTCCCGAGGCCGGGACCTGGTCGCCAGGACGGCGGCCTTCGCCTCCTCGACCGCGTTGTGCAGCTCGGTGTGCGCGATGCGGAGCCAGTCCCGGCGGAGCGCGGTCGCCTCGTCGCGGATCCTCGACACGACCACGTCGTGGCCGCCAGGCGGACCCTCAGCCCCGGGGCTGACCAGGCGGCGCCGCCGGTCGTCGTCGGCCGCGGCGACCAGGATCCGACCGACGGCGGCGTCGAGCTTGTCGCCGAGCCCGCGAACGTGCTGGGCGACCCGGGCGCGCAGCAGCGCGACGGCCTCGCGCTCCACCTCCGTGACGACCTGCGGGTCGCTGCGCAGGTGGCGCCAGAACGCGGCCGGGTCGGCCAGCAGCGGCCTTGGGTCGTCCGCCCGGACCCCGGAAGCGGACGACGCGTCCACGATCGCGTGGCCGGTCATCGCCCCGATCGCGTGGCCGGCCGCGGCGGCGTCCTCGGGCATGAGCCTCTCGTCCCGGATCTTGCCGGCCGCCCGCAGGCGGTCGTAGTCCTCCTTGTCGATCGCGGTCGACCCGAACACCTCGGCGACGAACGCGAGGTGCCCGTCCAGGATCGCCTGGCGGACCCGGCGACGCTGAGACGACGACACCGATCGCCTGGTCACTGAGGTCCTCCGGCGTCCGGCTCATCGCGGACGACGGCGATGTCCGCGCAGTTCGCCGGCGTGAACTCGCGCAGCCGGAGCTCGCCCGGACCGAACAGGTGCTCCTGCTCGTCTCCCGACATCCCCTCCCAGTGGTTGTTGCCGACCAGCCACCCGGGGACCTCGGCGCCGTACTTGCCGCAGTAGAACCGGAGCGCGGGCAGGATCTTCTCGACGTACCACCTCCTGCCGGCGGGTGAGTTCACGACGACCTCGTTCTTGATCGGGTCGGCGAACGCCCGGAGCTTCTTCTCGAGGTCCCGAGGACCGAGGACGACGAGCACCGACTGCGGGGTCAGCACGTGCAGCGTCGGCGCGCCACCCGAGTCGTCGAGCTCGAGGATGAACGGCCCTGCGGTCACGACGCCCTCCTCCCCGGCACCGGAGCGTGCTTGTCCGGGTAACCCTCGCGCGAGTTCACGGCGTTGAGCCTGGTCACCACGCCGTCGACCAGCGCGTGGAGCCGGGCGGAGACCGGGCCGACCACCTCGGCCCACCGAGGGCCCTTGGCGGCCAGGGCGGCGAGGACGGCCTCGCCGAGCGCGCCGCTCCCGACCTCGGCCTGCTTCTCCGTGGAGAACGACCTGGTGTGAGGGTCCCACCTGTGGTTCAGCTCGGACGCGACGTAGACCAGCATCAGGTGCGGCGTCGGCAGCGACGGCAGCTTGTCCCTGGCGCTCATCAGCGGGCCATCCGAGCCGTCGGAGAGCAGGCGGCCGTCCAGCATCACCGCCTGACGAAGGTGGGGTCGCCCGTGGACGTACGCGTGGCGCTCGACCCCAGAGCGGCGGGTGGTCAGGCCGAGGACCTCGAGCCCGACCACCGCGGCGTCGACCTGCCTGTCGGGCTTCCAGTCCCCGACGACCAGGTCGTCGAACCCCGCCAGGTCGGGCGCGCGGCGGCGGGCGTTGGCGAAGAACCGGCGCCGGCGCCGGGTCGCGTCGTCCTTGAACCGCTGCTGCACCTCGGGGTCCCGCTTGGCCTCCTCGTACTTGACGAACACGCCGTCCAACAGCGGCTTGATCTCGTCGTTGAGGACGCGGTGCCACTCACCAACCGCAGCTTCGGACGACGAGTCGTCGCCCATGAACAGCGGACCCTGCGCGGCGAAGAACTCGAACACCGCCTCCTCGTACGTGAGCTGCTGGGCGCCAAAGCGGAGGTTCACCACCCCGCCGTCCAGGTCCTCCGGGGTGAGCCCGGCGCACTCCATGAACGCGTCGAACAGCGCGCCGCCGTCCTCCTCGGTCCCGTACCACGCGCTGAGGAACCTGAGGTCGCCGTCGGAGAACCCGCCCGCGGCGCCCTGACCCGCCAGGAAGCCAACCAGAGCCCGGTCGTTGCCGAACGCTCCCATGAAGGGCCCGGGCCTGAGGTGGTCGAGGTGCGGCATCGGCGACGCGTCCGGCGCGTCGCCCATGTACCGCCCCTCCGGCGGGTCCCCGTAGCGGATGTTCCCCTTGGAGTCCCGGTACCACTTCCCGCCGCGGCTCCCCGGTCGGAACGGCGCCTTCGCCGCCTTCTCGACGAGCTCAGGACCGGCCACGACGACCAGCCTGGTCGACCCCGGATCTCGGTCCGGCCGCCCGAGCACGCCGACGACCTCGTCGACGATCATGGCGACCCGCTCGTCATACGCCGACACCACGCGGTCGACGACGTCCCTCACCGCCATGTACCTCGACGGGCGGACGCGGAAGTGGAGCTGCGCCGCCGCGCCGAGCCCCGCGTCGCCGCCGGCCGGCTCGCCGCGACCTGCCACGAATCAGACCAGGAGCCGCGTCATGTCGTTGTTCAGGTCGAGCGGCTGCGTCGGCGGGGTCCCTCCGAGGGTGCCCTCGCTGATCGCCTTGGCCAGCGCGGCGTCCGACCCGTCGTCGATGTACCTCACGAACTCGGTGCCGCGGATCGTGACCATCCGCTTGGGCTCCGCCTTGCTCACGGCCTCGTCCGACCCGTGGTCGCTCGAGGCGTCGTCGCTGCTCTCGTCGTCGACGGCGGGAGGAACAGCCTTGGAGACCCCATGGAGCTTGCCCTTGTGTCGCCCGGTCGTCTGGACGTGGACCTCGTCGGTCTTCTTGGCGCCCGGCACCCCTCGGCTCGGGGTGTGAACGCCGCGGCCGTCTCCGCCGCGCATCGTCCCGCCCTCCGGGTTGTGGTCGCGGACGTGCGCGCTGCTCTTGCCGTGCTTCGGGCCGGACTGGTGCGTCGTCGCGCCCTTGCCCTTGTGGCCCTTCTCGAGGTCGCTCTTGGTGATCGGCGCCTCGCAGTGCGGGCAGGCGCACAGGACCTCGTCGGCGGGGATGCCGAGCTCGGACTTGAACAGGTCGTTGAAATCAGTCTTCGCCACGGTGTTTCCTTTCGTGAAAGCGTCGCCGACGTCCAGGCTGAGCGAGAGCTCGGCGGCGCCGCCGGAGTCGACCGCCCTCGGCGACTTGGAGCTCGAGGTGGTCGGCCGGGCGGCGCGGGACCGCGGGACCGCGCGGTTGAGGTCCTCGACGCTCAGGTTGAGGTCGAGGTCACCCCTGTTCGGGGCCCTGAGCGCGCCGCCGCCAGACACCTTGGAGTACCCGGTCGCGAGCGCCTTCTGGGAGTTCTCGCGGTGCCCAAACGTCTCCCGGTTGCCCCCGCGGAGGCGCGTCATCGCCTCCTCATCGGAGATCGGCTTCATCCGCGTCGTCGGGGTCACGCTCGGCCTCTGGAGGCGGCGCGGGGTCTTCGCCGGCGGGCCGGGCGGCGCCGGAGGAGCGGCCGGATCGGCCTTGGTGACCTCGTCGTAGTAGTCGTCGAGCGAGACCAGCCGGAATGACTTGAGCCCTTTCGAGGCCGTCGCCGGTTTCACCGTGTGGGCGGCCGGCCCATACATCTTCACGTGGAATTCATGCTCGGAGGTGCCCGGCTTGGGGAGGTGCGCGTCCAGCTTGCGCGCCGCCGTGTTAGCCCTCTTCTCCGTCGGGTAGATGTGCTGAGGACCTGCGAATGGGCCGTGCACTTGGAACGACTTCCCCGCGGTGTCTGATCCTGACATCTGCCGACTACCCTACCAGCAGGGGGTCCAGAAGCGCCAGGCCAACGATCATGGCGTCGCCTTCGACGCGTGCAGGTGGGATGTCGACTGCTCGAAATGGCGGAGCGCGGCCTTATCGCTGGTCCTGCCCGATGCCTTCTGGTGCGCGGCTCCTGCCTGGTGGTGGGCGGCCATCGCGACGAGGTGCGCGTCCGGCGTCCGCGTCTTGTTGGCGTGGGCCGTCGCCTCGACAGCCTCCTGCGACGCCGCGTGCGCCGCGTCGTAGAGCGGCCCGGCCTTCTTGGCGGGCTTCGACCTCACCCGGCCGGCCGCGGCCGGCGTGGAGGCCGCCGGGGCTGGGGCGCTGCGGGCCGCGGTCGCGGCGTCCAGCTTCTTCAGCGCCGCCGGGTCGTGCTGGGCACCGGACACGAAGTGGAACCTGGCGTTGTCGAGCTTGGTCTCGGCGCGGGCGACCGACCGCGGGTCCATCGCCGCCACGAGGTCCGCGCGCGACAGCACCACGTACCTCTTCTGGTGGGCGGCGGCGACGTGCTGCTTGAACTGGTCCAGGTCGCCCGAATACAGGCCGCGGCGCTTCATCTCGTCGTGGACGTGGTGGATGAACACCTTGCGGTCGCCGAACCGCTCGCGGTGACCCTCGGGCACCGCGGCGGCGACCCGGTTGACGTCGTCGCCGAACTCCTTCCACGCCGCCGCATCGTTGCTCTTGGCGACGGGCTCGCCGGGCGTCGCGACCAGGACCGAGTACAGGGTCCCCCAGTAGTCGGGGTCCAGCCGGTGCTTCGCGGCGAACCGCTTGAGGCGCGCGCGCATGAACGCGGAGAAGTCGTCGCTCCCGAGCCGGCGCGCGACGTGCTGCAGCGTGCGCACCGACACGCCGAGCTGGTTGGCGAGCTCTGCGGGGTCCGCGTTCCGCGTGTCGTCGTGCTCGACCACGAGCGGCACCTGGCCGCCCGACCCTCGAGCGCCGCCCGACTTGCCCTCGCCCGGGTACGAGTACCGCGTCTTCCCGCCCCGGCCGCCCTTCTTCTTCGACGCCTTATGGCTCGGCGTCTTCTTGGCCTCCTCCTCCTTGCCGCCGCGCGGCAGCGCCTTGATGACGTGATCGACGACCACCAGGACGTCGGACTTGTCGACCGCGTCGGCCTCAGCAGACTCGGCAGACTCATGGCCTGGGTCTCCGGCCTTGGTCTTCTTGGTCCGAGGAGGTTTCCTCCACCAGCTCGAGTGCGGGACGTTGTGCTCCCAGTCGAGCTTCTTCCCGTACTTGAGGCCCTTCGTGACGACGAGCGGCGCCGCGAGCTCGGCGCCCATCGCCCGCACCTCCCTGCCCGCCTCCGCGCGGCGCTCGCGCACCGCGGCGGCGAGCTCGTCGCCGGCCAGGCGCTCGAACGCCTTCCAGGCGGCGTCGCCGGGCGCCTCGCGCACTGACACGCCGCGCGAGTCGAGCGCGAAGTAGTAGGGTGTGCCGCGCGAGTCGATCACCCCGACGTACGCGTGCGAGGCCCGGCGGAACGCCGAGCGCGTGACCTCGACCGGGGCGTACCTGGCGAGGTCCTTGCGCACCTCCTGGTAGAGACGAGGTGACATGCGTCCCGCGTCGAGCCCCGGACCCGGCTCGTGGACCGCGCCGTGCACCCACACGGAGTAGTCCGGTGGCTTGGTCAGGGTCTGCGACGGGTACGGCACCTCATCGATTGACGGCCCGACCGGGACGATGAGCAGCTGGCCGCGGTTCGCGAACTGGTACGGGGTCGCCACGCCCGAATCTTAGTCGAGGTCGATGACGTCGTATACCTCGGCCTTCGCGAGGTCGTCGCTCTTGATCGAGTGGCTGACGACGGAGTCCCAGTCGTCGATGTGCAGGCGCGACATGACCTGCGGCGACGGCCCGCTCGACCCGTCGGGCTCAGACGAAGTGGCGCCCGGACCGGAACCGGCCGGTGCGCGCTCCGCGAACTGCCGGAGCTGGTCCGCACCGTGGCTCTCCTCCTCACCGGGTGGGCGGGTGAACCTCGGCGGAGGACCCTCGCCCGCTGACCCGGAGGGCCCGGAGGCGCCGGGCTGCGCCTGCTGCTGGGCGGCCGCCGCCATCTGCTGCCGCTGGGTCAGGTACCCGATGTACACCGGGTTGAGCACGACGTCCCCGTCCTCGACCGGAGGCAGCCCGTCCATCGCCCTGACCTCGTTGAGCTTGTGCGTGTTCTGGACCTGCTGCATGCGGAGCTGGATCGCCTGCTCCTCGGTCTTCGCGTCCATCCCGACGAACGTGATCTTGAACCTCGGGTCGACCTGCCAGACGACGTGGCGGTTCAGCGCGTCCTCCACGAACCGCAGCAGCGGCTGGAGACCGCGGTCCTTGCTCGCCTTCTGCTGCGCCTCGTTCGTGGACATGAACACCGGCTGCTGCCCGACGCCGCCGCGCAGGTCGAAGTTGATCTCGGCCGGGTCGATCCTGAACAATGCACAAGTGATCTTACAAAGATACTCAACCCACATCTGGTAACCCATCTCGGTGTTACTCAGCTGCATCGGTATCCACTGCACGTCCTCCGAGTTGAGCATCGGCGTCTTCCACGCGTTCTGCACGCCGGAGACCTGCGAGTGCCACATCCTCTTGAACGCCTCGAACTGCACCGGGGGGACGTTCCCCTTGACGTTTAGGAGACCTTTTACTGTACTTCCTTGTGAGAACGCGCGGCGGTTCCACTCCTCAGCCCACAGGTGCGAGGTGATCGTCGTGATGAGCGTCTCGATCTCCGGCAGCCCGTAGCCGTATGTCTTCACGTGTGTACGTGGGTTGCGGACGCAGAACGCGAGCTCGTCGATCGTGAACTGCGCGGTGATCGACGAGTTGATCAGCTGGACGTACTTGATGTCCTTCTTCAGGTCTGCGAGCCGCGGAGGCGTCCCCTTGAGGACCTTCGGGGTCGCCGTTCGCATCGTGTCGCTCGGGGTCGCGTGGAACGAGAACGGCTGACCTGAGCGCGTCCTGACCTTCTCGAACGTGGCCTGGTCGTAGGTCAGCGAGTCACGGGTGAACTTCCTGAGGAACGGGTCGAACCCGTCCCTCCCGAGGTTGTACTCGCGCCCCGTGTGGAGCATGAAGTTGGTCAGGTGCTCGACCTTGTCCTGCTCGCCCCGGGTCAGCAGCCGCTTCGGGTCGCCCTGGTTGGGCTGGATCAGGTACCCGACGCTGTACTTGTTGACCTGCGGGCGGGCGAACGCCGCGACCTGGTCCTGGCGGGTGAGGATGATCGGGGCGACGAAGGTGTCGCGCTCGGACACCTGGCGGAGGGTGTCGTAGGTCAGGTACGTCGGCGCGTTGCGGTAGCCCATGCCGACCGAGTCGAGCAGCGCGAATGGGTCGGCGAACCACGACTTGGGTTGGTTGTCGTTCGTTGAGGGAGCCGGGCCGGCCGCCTTGGTAGCCTGGCTCTCGTTCGACCACGCCTTCTCGACCAGCTCGCCGAACGCCTCCGCCACCGCCTTCTGGATGTCGGGTGGCAACCTGTCTTGCTGCGCCGCGATGCCCTGCGCGTCGACCACCGGGTCATCCCCCGATCATCTTCTGGTGGTGCATCTCGGCTGCAGCGTGGGCGGCGGACGGCGACGAGTGCGTCCCACCATGCAGGGCACCATCCTTGCCTTGACCATGAGGGTAGTACGTCACGGTGTGCTGCCCGTGCGGCTCCGGTGAGTGGACATATGCCCCGTGCCCCGCCTCAGCTGTGTGCCCTCCAGGGCCGTAGGCCGACGTCTTGTCCCACTTCAGCGTCTTCGGCTTGTAGTTGGGGTTCCTCGCCACAGTGTGTGCAGAAGACCCATACTTGCTGTCGAGGCGGTCGACCGCGGCGTGGGCCGCCTTCCGGCCGGAGTACCCGGCACCATGAGGAGCGAGCTTCCCGGTCACGACGTGGGAGTGCTTGGTGTTGTCGATCGCCTTGGAGACTGAGTCA